CTACACGCATCTGATAGCCCATACGTCTGCCAACCGGGTTGTGTATGCCGGGCTCAGCAACTCTCGACGCATCCCCCACTCCGGCGTGGCCGGCACCGCAGCTGGCCGGAGCGTTCCCCTGCCCCACTTCGCATTGATCTGGTCCAGCACCCCCATCACCCGATCAACTTCCGCCCCTTGGTTAGGCGCGAACAGGTCGGAGGTGAATTCGCCCCGCTGGCACAGGTTCACCAGCAGCACCTCGGCCTTGCTGTAGCTGTACCCAGGTAGATAAATCCGCTCCAGGCCCTCCGCCGCCGCCTGAATCAACAGTCGCGTATCGTCGGTGGGATATGGGAGTTGGCAGGTGACGCCCTGGGCGTACTTCCCTTCGTTGGGGTTGAACATGCCGGTTCGGATGCTGACCCGCAGTTGCCTGCACAGCGAGCCCTGGGCCCGCAGCTTCTCGGCGGCCCGGGCGCAGTAGCTGGCCACCGCCTCCCGGATCGGTGCCAGTTCGGTGAGGCGCTGCCCGAACATTCGGCTGCAGCAGATCTCTTGCTTTGGCTCGGCCGCCTCCTCGAGTTCCAGGCAGGCGACCCCGCGCAGCTCGCGCGCGGTCTTCTCCACCACAACGTTGAACTTCTTCCGCAGGGTCCAGGCGTCGGCCTGCGCCAGGTCGAGGGCGGTCTTGATGTTCATGCCTGCTAGGTGCGCGGTCATGCGACGGCCGATGCCCCAGATATCCTCGACCGGGGTGACTGCCAGCACCTTGTCGCGCCGCACCGGGTCACGCAGATCGACAACGCCGCCAGTCTGCCGCTGCCAGCGCTTGGCGCTGTGGTTCGCGAGCTTCGCCAGCGTCTTGGTGCCGGCGATGCCGACACCGACAGGAATGCCGGTCCAGCGCAGCACTCGCGCCCGGATCTCCCGGCCGAGCTGCTCCAAGCAACCAGGCACTCCGGTCAGGTCGGCGAAGGCCTCATCGATGCTGTAGACCTCGACCGCCGGCACCAGACTCTCGATGGTCGTCATGACCCGCTCGCTCATATCCCCGTAGAGGGCATAGTTCGAGCTGAAGGCTTTGATGCCATGCTGCCGTAGCGTGCTGCGGATCTGGAAGAACGGCGCGCCCATGGCCACGAAGGGCTTCGCATCGGCCGACCTAGCGATCACGCAGCCGTCGTTGTTCGACAGCACCACGATGGGTGTCCGCTTCAGGTCGGGGCGAAATACCCGCTCGCAACTGGCATAGAACGAGTTGCAGTCGATGAGGGCGAAAACGGGGGGCTGGTCAGCCATGCTGCTGGTCACGCAGGTTGTGGGTGACCACTCCCCAGATCTCCAGCTCGTCCCCTTCCATGATGAAGCGCGGCTTGTAGGCCGGGTTCTCCGGCCGCAGCACGATGTTCCCCTGCTCCCTGCAGAACCGCTTCACGAAAACTTCACCATTAATGGCCGCGATCACGATGGCGCCTGGGCGCACCTCCAGCGACCGATCCACCACCATCAGGTCGCCGTCGAACAGGCCTATCCCCTGCATGCTGTCGCCCATCGCTCGGGCGGTGTAGACCTGTGGAGCGTGCGCATTGAGCAACTCGTTGAAGTTGATGCGCTTCTCCATATGGTCCTGAGCGGGGGACGGAAAGCCGGCTGCTACTCTGCACGAGTAGAACGGCAACACGGCATCAGGCCCCACGATGGGGCCAAGAACTACTGCTGTGGGCATGGTGGGAGACCGAGTTCACTGTATATATCTACAGTAGATAGCAGACGATCGAGGCCGGTCAACGGCAGCACGACGGGAGGAAGGCGATGTGCGGGAGGGTTGCTCAATACCGGTCCTTCGTGGAGTACCTGGACGAGCTGGACCTGCAGGGGGATCTATTCGAGGGAATCGATCCAGCACCCGTCGCACGCTACAACGTGGCGCCGAGATCGATGGTGCAGGTGCTGCACCGGACTGAGGCCGGGCTCTGCATCGAGCTGGTGAGGTGGGGCTACAAGCCGTTCTGGTCAAACCTCAAGGACCCTGAGATCAACGCGAGGTCCGAGCGCCTGATGACGGCGAAGTATTGGAAGCCGCTCATGAAGCGCGGCCGCGCGCTGCTGATGATCGACGGCTGGTACGAGTGGAAGAAGCACCCCACGGACAAGAAGATCAAGCAGCCCTACCTGATCACGCCGAAGAACGGCCGCCCGATGCTCGTGCCAATCCTGGGTGAGTTTCCTAAGGAGCTCGGCCAGGTCGGCGACCACGATGGCTTCGCCCTGGTCACAGCGGCATCCGAGTCGGGGATGGTCGATATCCACGATCGCCGACCACTGGCGCTGCCGGCGAGCACTGCCAGGGATTGGCTGAACCCCGACGTCGAGCCGGCCAGCGCCGAGGCGCTCGTGCTACTGCAATCGTTCCCGGCAGACGCATTCACTTGGTACCCCGTCGGCCGAGCTGTGGGAAGTCCGAAGAACCAGGGCGCGCAGCTGATAGAGGAGATTACGGACCCCGCCCTTTGACGATACAGCGCGGAGTCGAACAGCCCCAGGTCCTACCAACCCTTCCCGCATCAAGGATCGCCGCATCGTTTCAAGCACGAGCGTTGCAATCAATTGCAAACCAAAACTTCCAAATTGAAAACCCAAAACATTTGATAGATTCCAAGAGAGGAACGTTTCAAACCAAAAACAATTCACCACTTCATAACAACGCTAGCTAATGAAATAGAACCCAGAAAATGACTTAAGACCAATTACATCAATTCAAAGCCAAATACATCAAAACATACAGCCAGACAAAATCATTCAGAAGCTAGGTTAGTTACAACAAACAAACTTACTAACCTTCCCTCCAAAACTATCCACAACAAGAAAGATTCAGCCGCAAAAGCCCAGCCAGAACGCCCCATTAACACGAAAAAACCCAATAAAAACAGCATGTTATAAAAATCAAAATCCCTACTGTAGGGACCATTCAGCCCATCACTCCTTCCAGTGTAATAATCAGGCCCGGAATATATTTGACATATACGAGAAGTCGAAATATTCTCAGCCCAACTTACTTCAAGACTACTTACTTGGTCGCAGCTCTGCTCGACCGAGGGGAACTTCGACACTTCTAAAAGGGGCAAAACATGAATCCATTAAAATAAAAGCGGGGCAACAGAAGGCGGCCACCTTCCATTGCCCCTATGGCACGTCACCCAAGAGAGAGCTAAGGCGCCATGTGGAACCTTAGCATAATAAAATCATATTAGGAGACAGCAGATGAACACCATCTCGCTAGTACTGATGCTGCTGATTGAGCTGGTCAAGCTCGTCCAGCATCTTCCGCAGTTTTGCTGATTGCCCTGGCCCGCCCTAACATGGCGGGCCAGCCCCGCCCTACCACTCCCTCCAGCGACCCTCAGCGACCCGCATCTGCACCAGAACCTGAAACTCTGATGAGGAAACCGCTTCTTTCCTTCTGTGGCGGCGCTGGTTACATGCCCAACATGCAGCAGCGATGTTGGCCTCCGTCGCCATCCCACCGTCCTGGTGCGCAACGAGGTGCTCACCGGTACACCGTCGCCTGGCCACCTGTCGAGGCGAAAGCCCCGTTAGCTCGGAAGGAGATAGGTTCCACATGTGGCATCCGCAGTAAATGCACTGACCGGCCTGGCGGACGAAGGCTTTAGTACGAAGCTTCTTGAGAGAGGGTCTGCGAGTGGGCATTGCGGCCTCCTGAATGGTTAGGAAGTCCGCCGCCCCTTAAGAGGAACTGAACGGTACCGACACGAGTATTCGTGATCGGCCAAGCAAGCGCTCCTAGGGAGACGCCCACACTCAATCTACACCAGCAATACCTCGCCTTCCACTATCAGGCTGCAGGCTCTGTACTCCAGGCTAGTAAGTCATGAACCATCGAAAAGGCCACCGAGCTCGGCAGGCTTCCAGTTCATGATGACCAGTTCACTGGCGACATCCGCAGTCCCCTGTCGCTGGTTGGTCACACTGTACCGAATATCCAGCTGCTCCATATGGAACCCCTCGAACGCCCTACGGATGTCGGGATGGTCGTTGATGCTCACCATCACCCGACCCTTGCATCGCCGCATAAACGCGGCCATCTGCTCGTAGTGGCTGAACGGGAAGTCGACGCCATACCCTTCCGTCTGCCAGTAGGGCGGGTCCATGTAATGGAAGGTGTGGGGCCGGTCGTAGCGCTCGGCGCACTCCAACCAGCCCAGGTTCTCTACGTAGGTACCCGCCAACCGCTGCCACGCTGCAGAGAGGTTTTCCTCGATGCGCAGCAGATTGATCGGCGGGGCCGTGGTGGCCGTACCGAACGTCTGCCCGGAGACCTTGCCACCGAAGGCGTGGTGCTGCAGGTAGAAGAACCTGGCGGCACGCTGGATATCGGTCAGCGTCTCCGGCCGAGTCATCTTCTGCCACTCAAAAATCTGCCGGCTGGAGAGCGCCCACTTGAACTGGCGCACGAACTCCTCGAGGTGGTTCTGCACCACCCGGTAGAGACACACGAGGTCACCATTGACGTCGTTCAGCACCTCCGTCTTGGCCGGCATCGGACGGAGAAAGAAGAGCGCCGCGCCGCCGGCAAATACCTCGACGTAGCACTCATGGGGAGGAAACAGAGGGATCAGGCGGTCAGCGAGCCGTCGCTTTCCACCCATCCAGGGAACAATCGGATTGGTCATTGGTTGCAAGCCTTTACTGTATAAATAAACAGGTGATAGCCTCGACGCGCTTCGTCGACGAAGCGAGGGCCTTGGCTGGGCTTGCAGGTGTGCTCTGCAGTTCGGTGACCGCTGCCAGTGGTGGAGCACCGGCAGCGGCCGCCCTTCTTGACGAGGCCATGAGACCTCTAGCGATTGGAATGAAAGTGACGTATCTGGCCGTTCCGGGTGGCCGGAGCTAGCCTCCCGCCTTTCTATACCCCTGCATCCCTCTCACCCACTCCTGAAGCCCTCTCAGTCGGCGGGCGCAGGTGTCGGCGTCTCCGGCGAGATGGGCAAGATCCGCTGCTGCCGCTGGGTGAAGTTCGGCTCGATAGGCTCCATCATCCAGGCCGGCGGCACCGGGGGCGGTGGGCAGTTGCTGGCAACTGGCTGCAGTGACGGGGACGTACATGCGGCGAGCACTGGCAGCCAGATCAGCACGCAGGCGGCTCTGTTGTTCCTGAGCATGTGTGAGTTCCTGGTAACGCTGTTGATCAAGCAGGGCGAGCCGCTGCTGCAGTTCGGCCTGTTGTTGTTGGGAGGCCTGCAGCTGGGCGGCGGCTACGCGGCTGATCTCGCCCAGGGTTGAGGCGTGCAGCTTGTCGGCATCGGCTAGCCGGGCTTCCCAGCGCCACCCGTTGACCCACCACCCGGCAACCGCACCGAGGGCCAGCCCCGCGCCAAGCAACAGCAGCTGGCGGGCCAGGTCGCCCGGTACCACGTTGAGCATCGTCATGGCCACCCCCTACACGGCAAGCACGGCGCGGGCTCGCTGCCAGATCTGCAACCGGTCCTGCTGGCCATTGAGCCCACCGTTGATACGCCGGGTGATGTCAGTGAAACGCCCAGCATCGGCAAGGGCGTTCAGGCTGTTTACCCACCAGAACCAGCCGGCCGAGGCAGTTGCCGCTTCTGGCTCCTCCAGCAGCTCAGGGTTCTTCACTAAACGGTCGTCGCCGTACAGGGCGATGCTGCATTTCAGGTAGTTGGCCCGGCCGGTAACTTGGATCAGGCCGCGCCCCATGTAGCGGCGCCCGTCGCCGTCGCGCTCCGGGGTGTTACCGAGATCCGGCCGCACGTCGTAGCCTTCCTGTGCCGGGGTTGGCCCCCAGATCTCTTTGACGTACCGCAGCTGGCCCGACTCATGGCCGACCTGCGCGAGGAAGGCCGCCAAGCGCTTCGGGGTGTTGATCTGCCAGCGCTTGGCAGCGGCGTTGATGGGGGAAACAAAAACGCCGGCTTGGCGGCCGGCGTTCGGGAATATCTGCAGCAGCTGCTGCTCTGAAATTGGCATAGGGGTCTCCTGCATGTGTCAGCCGCTACGCAGCTACGTTGATAGATAAAGGCCTGAGTGCTAGGTTGTGATGGCAACTTGATATTTAAGGGATTTCAAAATGGCTAATGGAATTTATGAAGTTCATTTCCGCTCCAACATCCACGACTTCGGCTCAGGCCTCATCGTGATCAAGGACGGCTCAATCAACGGCGGAGACGCAAATTTCCTCTATCGCGGAGCACTCACCCTCGATGGCGAGACGGCCCATGCCGACATCAGCGTGGATCTCTGGAAAAGCGGCAATACGTCGGTGGTCAACATCGACCACTTCAAGATCGTCTTCCGTGGAACAGTTTCAGGGGGCAGCTTGAAGCTCACCGGCCACGTAGAAGGCCAACCAGAACTATCGATCACCGTAACCGGCCAGAAGGTTGCGGACGCAGCGTAAGGGCCAACTGACCCAGCCCCGCATGAGCGGGGCTATCAGCTAAGGACCGCATCACCAAAACTCCTCCTGCAGAAGCAGGAGGGAATACTTGTTCGTAGCCCGAGGATCTCCGGGCACGTCTAGGCGGGCCGGCTTCATGCTGGCTGCCCCTATGCTCAATGGATCAGAGGTTGAAACGGAGGGTTACGGTGCGGCTTTCGCCATCCGGCCAGACGTTGCCGACGCCATCCCACTGGAACCAAGTGGACTGGGCGCCGGAGTCGTAGCCGTATCCAGCGACAGAACCCAGCAACGTGCCCACTCCCTCAACCTCAACCGAGGCGAGCGCGGCCTGCGGCACCTGGTTGCCGCTGAACTCCAGATAGAAGTCATCGCCGAAGAAGACAACGATGGTCAGCTGCTGCTCACCAAAGTCCTGCAGGGTGAAGGACGCCGGAGTGCATGTGCCGTACCCACCTCCAAGCGTGAAGCCCCTATCGGACGTCTCGGAGTCTGCACCTACCCCTATCGAGAGCGCGAACTCAGGCGGCGACTCCAGCGCGGCCAGGCGCAGCAGGATGCTCTCTGCCCAATCGCGCGTGAGGCGGATGCTGACAAGCGTCCCGACCGGCCAGAATGTTGGGGCAACGGTCCCTTCCTGCTGCCGCAGCACAGTGAGCGTCCCAGCGGCGCGCGCGGTGGCCCGCACGATCTCCCAGGCGGTTTCATTTCCAGTCTCGTCCCGCTGCGCCAGGGTGATGACGTAGTGATCACCAGCCCCCAGGCCGTCAAGCTGGGCAGCCAGCTCCGGCGCAATAACGATTTCAGTGTCAGCTGCCGCCGCTGGTTGCAGCAGAATCGCCGACCAGTTGTTGATGAAGCGTTGCATGTGGATCTCCTAGAAGACGCCGCCGCCCACGACGAGCGTGCGGTGTAGGTAGTCGTACTCGACAGGGGGAATGAAGGGCAGCGCGCCGGCCGGGTTGTTCTGCCCGGGCGTGCCGTCGCCGGCGGGGCCGACAGCGGGGCCGATGATGTTGGGCGGCAGCACGGGGCCGATCCGCTCCTGCCCGGCCGTGGTCTCCATCAGCCACTCAACCAGCACGGTGCCGGTCTCCTGAAACACAGAGCCGCACAACATGAATGGGGCGAACGTGTTGTTGGAAAGGCGAGCAATCCCCACCTCGATCCCCATCCGCACCCCAGCGGTGCCCTGAGGCAGCAGCAACGAGCGCACCGCATTGGTGTTGTGGTGCACGCCGGGGAATGGCGTGATGACCTCGGTGGCGCTGTCGAAGCTGGTCCAGTGCGAAACGCCGTTGTTCACCGGCCAGTTGGGCATGCCGAGCAGGCCAGGATTTCCGGCGAGGCCGTTGTCAAAGCGGACCTCATGGCCGGGGAACTGGATGCTGCCGGACTCGCTCCAGCTGAACACCTCGTCCTCACGTCCCAGCTGGCTCCAATGCATTGCCGCACTGTTGGACATGGTCGTCTCAGCCGACGAGGCCACCACCCCGTCGCGCAGCACCTCGACCACGATGCGGGTCGAAACGCTGACGGTCTGGTCAATAGCGACCTCGATCTGGTTGTCGTCGATGGGGTCCGTGGTGTCCGTGCCCGGTATATAAGTCCAGGTCCCCGAAACAGCCGGCACCAACGCCGGGGCGTTGCAGGCGCTGACGTAGCGCTGCCGCGCCGTCACTTCGACGCGGTTGTCGTCGGCATCGTAGACGTACCCCATGTGGTACTCGCACACCACCTCGATGGCCCCTTCGCAGGTCCAGTACGAGCGGTACACCGGCGGTATCCAGAACGGGCCGGAGGCCTCGCTGTTGTCGGTGATGATCTCCGCCTCAATCGTCACCATTTCCTCGGTCGACTCGGCGATGATGTAGGCCACGGCGTTGCGCTTCTGCGCCATGGAGCCCGTCACCGTCTCGGAGTAGAGCTGGCTGGCGGCCTTCAGCAGCTGCAGCTCGGCCTGCCACACGCCATCGTCCAGCCCAACCGCGACACGGTAATAGCCGGCGCCATGGATGCGCCGCGCAGACGGGCGCATGGTGTCGCGCTGCAGCTCAAGGATCACCTCGCCGCCGTCCGACCTGATGCTCTGGATCACGACACGGGCGAACCCGGGCCAGTGCCGGTACGTCGCCGCTTCGGCAGTGTCGATACTGGAGGGCGCCGAGTAGACGCCGATCAGCTGCCAAGGATGGACTACCTCGCCAACCAGGCCGAACCGGCGGGCAGTCAGGCGGATGCTCAGCTGCTGACTGGGCGCGCTCCCCAGCATGGGCGCGGTGATCACCTCCATACGGATCGCCCACACCCGGCCAGGCCCACGGCTGTAGAGCCACGTCTGTTCCCCCAGCTGCTGGCTGTAGAACATGTGCACGGTCCCGCTCAACATCGCGGCGCCCTGCCAGTCATGACCCCGGGCGCGGTCGACGGCCAACTGCGCCGGCGAGCGATTGGGACCGACATGGCCAGGAATGCGTGCCAGGTGCGTGACGCCGCCGTAGATGTTGGTCAGCTGCTGCATGTAGCGCAGGCGGCTGAACACCGCCTGCCTCATGGTCAGCGGCCGGAATCGGGTGCCGTCGTGGCGCTCGATCCAATCGATGTTGGTCCCGTCCTCGGTGTAGGCCCGGCCATGCCATGGCCAGCCCCAGACGTTGACGCGGTCCGTCATCACTCCGCAGATGTTGATCATGGCCGGGGCCCGTCCGCGTAGATGAATTGGCGATCGGGCGTACCGTCGGCGTCGGTCCACTTGGTCGACTTGAACGGCGGCACCTCGAACGTGAAGAACCCGTCACTCGTGACCAGCACCAGGTCCTCGTAATACTCCCGATCCGGCACCGTCTTACCGTCCACTACCTTGGTCTGCTCGGTGAGGGGCCAGGCCACGCCGCCCCCGGTGCCGCCGGTAGCCTTTGGCTCCACCCAGAGCCCACGCCCTCGCGTGGCCGGCCGGGCACCTTTTCGCTCAAGGGAGTTCAACTCTTGAACCTTGCGACGGCTGGCTTCAAGGCTGTTCAGGTCTCGCTTGAGGGTGCTTGCGCGTGACGAGCTGATCCCCGCGCCGATGCGCGCGCGCTCTTGGGCAAGGGTCATGGCTAAAGCTCCAGAAGGTCGTTACGAATGGCGACGCGGTAGGACATCACCTGTTCAGCCTGGTACTCATCCCGATGGTCCGCAGGTTGTTCAGGTGCCTCGATGTCGAAACGGCGCTCGAACCGAGGCTGCGTCGAGTTGTAGTTGGTGTAGTTGCCGCTGAACCCCAGCAGGCTCTCGTTATACGGCGGGCTATCGGGGTGGCCTGACAATTGGGTCGGCAGTTGGATCAGCACCGGCAGCTCACCGGCAGGTGTGCTGTCGGGTGCGCTCGGGACCGTCAACGGGTCATTCACGTCGCCTCCGCCCTGGCTTACCGCCAGTTGGACCGTGGTCAGCGCCGCTCCACTATTCAGATCCCACTCGTGCACCAGCCCGAACACCTTGGCCTGACAGGCGATGCCCCGCCCCAGAATGACGTCCTCAGCTCGAAGGGTATGCTCCAACCGGAACCCCAACGCATCCGGCGTCGGCAGTCTGAAGCCGAACCGGTTGCCGCGATGAGCGCCCCAGATCTTGACGCGCCCCACATGCAACAGGCAGCCCAAAGCATCTACACGGCGACCGTCCTCTCGGATATCCACCACGAAGTCACCCAGCGCATCCATCACCGCGTCGGCATCAGGCTCGGTAAACGGCTCACTCTCGAACCCGTCCGCACGGGCACTCTCGGTCTCGATGGCCACCCGCTCTCGGTCGATCACCTCACCGGCTTGGGCCACGCTGGCCGGAGAATGAACACGCAGCTTGTACTGCTCCGTCACCGGCTGAACCCAACGCATCGCGCTGATCCAGCTCCCACGCAACAGCAAGTCGGGAAAATTGTTGGTCCAGCCGAACGGCGGGTTACACATCGCTCCCGCCCCGGTGGGAGGCACCCGTCCCCATACCGGCATCTGGATTGACTGGTAACCAGCCTCCTCGCTCGCCTGCGTCACCATGGCGATGTCGGGCGTCTCGGTGTTATCACGACCAAAGGCGAAGCACAGGCCATCCTGCTCGCTGAGCCCATGGACATCCGGGTGCTCCCAGGAAAACGGCTGGTGGCGCTCGCGAAGCCGCGAAAAACGATAGTCGCCCTCGATCTCAACGACGTTGATACGCTCACTCAACTCGACCGGCGTCCACTCGATGGACTCGAACAAGACCGTACCCGGCGGGATGATGAAAGCAGGTCGCGCAGTCGGAGCCCATTCAGTCACCTGCAACGTGCCCTCCAGACTGAGCTGGAGGCTCGCCGGCCGTGAACTCATGCGTTCCGAGGCGTAGTCCCAGCGAGAACGCCCGTCCACCGCCTCGAAGACATCAGCCGACCACAGCCCTCCGGTTATGGCATCAATAGCGGCGAGATCCATCCCCTCGACCACCTCGTTCAACTGGTCATCGCACTCGCAGGACAGAACCCTGGTCTGGAGGTTGAAGTGCGGCCCCGTGAGCTTGCCCCGGAACGCCAAGGTCGCTGTCCAGCCACTTCCAGTCCAGAGCAGGAAAGACAATTCCACGCGTTGCCCAAGGTAGCCGGCAGGGTTGACCGCCTCCCCCAGGAACTGCAGATCGAAATCTGCAATCGCGCGCGCACCCTCCTCGCGCTGAATACGGACGGCCCCGGTCAGCAAATGGCTGCAATCCACCCCGTTCAGCAACAGCCTGACCGACCACCGCACCGAGACAACTGGAACGACGGTGACCGGCTCTATCACAACCGACCGACCTGGCGCACCATTCAACAGAGCGCTGTTGATAGAAGATCCGTTGAGCTGCATCAGACCTCCTCGGCTGTAATCGTCCATGAGTGGCTGTTGTTCGACGGGTCCAGCGCCAGGCGCGGCGCGGAACAGAACACCATGAACACGGGCAGCCAGCAGACGCTGTAGTAGGTAGCCCCCGCAACCGGTTCGACGGTGTAAGACCGGCCGACCATATGAACCGGCGTGAGCTTCCAGCCAGGCCACGGCCCAAAAGCCATGGCCCACGGCTCGTCATCCTCACGAACATCGCTGGTGATCTGCCCGCTCAGACCGGGGCCCGTGATGGAAAGCTGTTGCGTACAACGCAGCTCCAGCGGCTGACTGAAATCGAGGCCGGAAAGGCCCGGCCCCATCCACCCAGCGCCGGTGATGCTGATTGCCGTCTTGGCCCAATGCACCATCTTTACCGCCGCCCCGCCCGTCCGACGCTGGACTGACTCACCACCGAGCGGGTTGTATTCCTGGGTGGGAGGGCCGCTTTTCAGGCGCAGCGCTACCCCTCCCAGCATCAGATCTGGAATCGGTCTCATCTCGACTTACCTGTTAGTTTCCGCGCATACGCCGCTCCAGTCGGAGCAGGTCGGCCATGCTGTCCTTGTGAACCATCACCTCGGCGCTTCCGCCCCCGGGCAGGCCGAACTCCACGCGCCCGAAGTCAGCCAGTGGGTTCCCCTGCTGGAGGACGGCAGGCGATGCACCCGGGACATCTGGTAGGTTCCTGCTCACATCCAGTTGCTGGGCAGCCAGGGCCCGGGACTGCTGCGCGGTGTAGATCCGCTCTCCGCCCTGCAGGTTGATCAGTTCCGGGCCCCGTTCGCCCACCCACGCCAGCCCTGCAGGCGCAGATCGGGTTCCGTTGGCGAACCCAGGCAACTTGACCTCGGTGTTAATCACGCCCGGCGCCCCCATCTCGGCGGGTGCCACGACCTTGACCGGGATGACCATCTGCGCGGCTAGCCCCTTCGCAATCTCCAGCATCTGGGCGCGCAGCTCTTCGAGGTTCGAAGTATCGAGCCCGAAACCGATCTTGATATCTGCCAGAGCGTCCGCCTGCTCGCGCAGCGACTTGATCTGCATCTCAGCGAGAGCAATCTTGACGTTTTGGGTATCGGTCTCGACCTGGGCGGCCTTGTTGGCGATCACCTCCAGTTCCTTGGCCACACCAGCGAAACCATATTCGTTGGCCCCCTCCTCCCTGAGCTGTCGCAGGATCTCCACCGCCTTGCGCGCATCATCGATGGCGCCTTGCGTGTCGCCCCGCTCCAGCTTCTGACGTGCGGACACCTTGGCCGCGTTGGCGGCACCGAAGCTGGGTGTTGTGCCCGGGGTAGTTGTGGAGAACTCCTTGGTGGAGGCCCTGAATTCTGCAGTGACGGCAGCCTGGCGCTTCTTCGCGTCGTCGTACTGCTTGCCCGCTTTCTCCAGGATTTTCTGTTGCTCGGTGATGCTGGTCTTTAGGTCCGCCAGGATCTGTCCGCGCACGCGATCGATTGCACCCTGGTGCCCCTTCAGCACCGCCTCGCGCTCACTGGCCTCAGCTTTCTGCGTCGAGGTGAGGTCCTTCTCGGCTTTCTTGACCAGGTTGCTGCCACTGTTGATGCCCTTGGCCAGGTCATTCAACCACCCAGCCACACCATCAGTGATGCCGGACTCCTTGAGCTTCCGCCCCGCAGCCTTCCCGGCCTCGTCAAACACCCTGTTCCAGGCGGCACCCAGCTCGGGAGCGAACTGCGCCACCTCCTCTCGGAGCTTCGGCAGTTCCTTCTGCAGGCCCCTGACGATGACTTCGGATGTCAGCTTGCCTTCGGCCGCCATCTCCCGCAGTTGGCCAGTCGTAACGCCCAGGGAGTCAGCCAGCGCACCAGCAAGCCGGTCGGCCTGCTCCATCACGCTGTTGAACTCATCGCCTCGCAGCACACCGGAACCCATGGCCTGGGCGAACTGGCGAACCGCTGCATCAGAATCAGCCTGTGAGGCCCCGCTGATCTTCATCGCCAGCGCAGTCGCCTCGACCACATCCAGGGCGTCTTGCTGCTGCATACCAGCGTCGTTCAAGGGACGCTGAAGCCGCGAGTAGAGGGTGATCAGTCCGCCGATCTGGCCCTGGGTGTCGTCCGCAATCCCGTCCAGTGCAACCTGCGCATTGTTGAACTCCTCCTGCGACTTCGTGGCCAGCTTCAGCCGAGCATCGAGGCGACCAACCTCGTCCGCTTCTTCCAACGTCCTAGCGCCCGCGGCTGCACCACCGATTACGACTCCTGCAGCCAGGCCAGCGAGCCCACCGCGGACCAGCGCCCCTGCCCTGAGGCCACCCGACGGAACGGAGGGGCTGCCGCCTCCGCCTTGCAGTCCCTTCAACTCGGCCTTGGCTTCTGCTACGCGCCGCTTGTAGTTCTGCATCGCCATTGCCAGTTCGCGGGTAGTCAGACCACCCGAGGACTTAAGCAAATCGAACTGCCGCCGAAGCGTGGTCAGCTCCTGCTGGGCGGCTCGGACCTGCGTCACTCCGAAGGTGTTGCGGCCCTGTTCGAGCGCCAGCCGTCGAGCAGCTACCGCAGCCTGGCGCTGTTCGGCGGCAACTCGGGCAATGCCCTGGCGAGCACGCGATTGACGAGCCTCTGCCGCAGCAGCCTCTCGCTCCGATTGGCTGGCCTGCTTCGCAGTAGCAGCACGCAGGCGCCGCAGTTCCCCCAGCGTTTCAGACACCCGCCGACGGTAGGTAGCTTCGGCCTCAGCCCTCTGGGTCGCCGACAAGGAGCCATCCGCCTTGATGAGCTGCATGGCCTGCCTCAACTTGAGCAGCTCCATCTGCTCCGCCCGGATGACACCAACCCCGAGCTTGCGCTGAGCGTCGAGGCCTGCGCGCGCACGGGCAGCGGTAGCAGCAGCTTCAGCCTCCTTCGCCAGTGCCGTCTGACCATCCGCCTTACTGGGACCAGGCTCCAGCGCTCCGCGAAGGCGCCGCAGTTGCTCCAGCGTCTGGCTGACGCTCTTGCGATAAGCCGATTCAGCTTCTGCCCGCTGCTTGGCAGACAGGCTGCTGTCCGACGCCACCAGACGGTACTGCTGCCGCAGCTCCACCAGCTTGAGCTGCGTGGATTCGATTTCACCCACGCCTAGAGCGTTGCGAGCGGCCGTCATGGCAGCATCTGCCCGGCCAACGGATAGAGCACCACTCAACTCCTGCCGCAGGCGCTTCTGCTCGTTGACCAGATCACGGGTATCGACGCCCGATGCCTGAAGCTGAGCGCGCATCTGTTGCAGCCGAGCTACCTGAATCCCTTCCTGTCGCTCCAGGCGCTGGAGTTCGGCAACTGACTGCCGGTAGGACTGCTGCAGCTCGCGGGACGGCTTGGCGGCACCGGCCAGCTCCACGGCCAGGGATCGCACCCGGTCCCGCGCCTTTTCGGCAGCCTGGGCGGTGCGACCGATGTCTCCTTCCAGCTCGTGGAGTCCCTTGGCCTGGCGCAGCGGCTTCTCCACCGCCTTGACCATCTGGCCGTACTCCTTGCGGAACCCGGCGACTTCGCGCAGGGCTTCCTCAAGGTCGGCCGTCAGCCTGACTTCGATATCGGACATGGTTCAACCTTTGAGGGCGCGGAGGAAAAGGCTCCAGGGGTAGGACAGCACATCACGATGTCCAGCCCGGATCAGCACGATGACGGCAGCGTCGAGGGCTTTTATGCCGCTGCCCGGGCCCGCCCCAGTCGCTCCAGCAGCGCGAAAAAATCGGGGTTCATCTCCCTGCACCCCTTGATCACTTCATGGATCTGGCTTGGGAGGAATTCGTCCATCTCCCCCACTGCCAGGTTGGTCATGGCAGCCAAATCGGAGAGGCTGGCCCCAGGGAAGAGCAGGCCGCCGAAAATGTCGTCGCTGTCGGAGCCGAAAAGGCTGCGCGCCTCTCCCACCGTCAGCTCGCGGAAATGCACCTCGCGGCCAGCTATGGTGCGGACCTTGAGGGTCGTCGCTTCGCTCATGTGAAGCCCTCAGAAATGAAAAACCCCGCCGGTGCGGGGTTGTTTTCGATAATGACGCCTAGCGTCCGAGAAGACCGGCAAGACCCAGCAGGGCACCACCGAACAACAGGTTCAGGACGGCGAGGACGATTGCGATGATGATCAGGGCTGGAATCGAGGCGAATGCCGCTTTCACCATGAACCAGACCATCGAGTTGAAGCTCATCTTGAAGTCGACAACGACGACTTCCTGCGGCTTCACATACACCGGCGCCGGCCGGCTGGCTTGAGCGGCTGCCGCTTGAGCTCGGCGAGCGCATTCCGGACAGGGCGCCCCGTCTTGGATCTCCCGCATGGAAAACTCGTAGCTGCACTCCTTGCACTTCATAGACACCTCCCATCAACGATGGGAGGGGAATCTAGCGGAAGGCGCCAGCAGCGTCACGCGGCGCGCCGCGTTTCCTTCTGGGTTGCCATGTATTGAGACATGCTGTCGCCAACGCGCGACTCGTCCGCCAACACCTCAGCGGTTGCCTGCATGCCCATATAGTCCTCCACGGAGATCCAGTCCAGGCTCTCCACAAGGCCGAACTTGCAGCGCCAATATCGGTTGTTGACGCGACCTTTGGTACCCGAGCCGTTCGCGCCTTCAAACAGGATTTCCCACTCCTCGCCGCTGTTCACAAGCGCCTGGATCTCGTCGTAATCCGCGCACTTGTAAGTCACCTTGACCTTGAAGTTGTCCTTGCTGCCAATGGCGGTCGCCAGGTCTCCGCCCTCCAACACCTCGAAGCCAGCACCAGTCATCTTGATGTTGTCGAGGTCGAACTCTTCCGGATCGGGGTCAGTGGTGTCCTCCACGAGGGCCGTGATCTCCAACGGCATCTTGGTCAGGACCGAGGTCATCCCGACCTTCACCACGACAGATTCGGGCGGCTGCACCGCCGAAGGAACGTCCTTCACGGAGGCCCACAGAAGAGTCGCCATGACCGAGGAGATGAACTCTCGGAAGTTGATGGCAATGGTCATCGAGGTGACTCGCTCATCCTTCGCATAGGTCCCCCCCGTGGGGATTCGGGTATTGGTCATGCGCATGGTCTCTTTCTCATGCGCCTGCTGGTAAGTGCTCACCAGGCCAACGTCGAGGAAAGGTCCTGCAGTGAACGCTCGGCGCATCTTCACGATGCCACCGACTACAAAAGTCTCAATAACTCTGGGCATAGCTGCCTCCAGTATGAAAAAGCCCGGCAATGCCGGGCTCAGTTGGAATTGAAGAGGTTGACGGGGTCGATCAGGGTCAGGGGGTAGACAGGAATGATCACCGTGGCGACGGATTCCGCCTCTGTTGGAGGGCCAGGCTCGGGCGCTCCCAGCATCAACGTGGGCGCCTCCGGCGGCAGCCAGGACGTGCGGCGCCCATGCCCTGGTATCAGGCAGCGGAGAAGGTCCAGCTCAAGATCCTCCAGCGCCTCTTCATAGTCCGGCAGGTCATGCGGCACAGCCCCGACGACCAGAAAGCCCCGATGAAGCTTGATGCCAGGGCCATTGGCGTCGGGCTGCCGCCCCCGGTAGCGCTGCACCACGATCAACGGATAGCCCACCGAGTCGCTGCGCAGCTCTTCATTCAACCACCCGGAGCGCACATTGAAGCCGGCATCGGTGAAGTAGCCGCCTCGGGTCTGAATCGTCCCCAGCCGATCAATCAAGGCCTTCCGCGTCGCGGTCAGGAAGTTGCGGTCGGTCATTTCTGCACCCTGCAGGCGGCGGTCACCAGGTGCCCGTCATCGGCGATGGTCTGGCCGACGATGTAGCGAACGCCTCGGTGAATGAAGATGCCCCCCCGCTCTGCGCGGGGAAGCAGACTCTTCTGCCAGGTAATGCCCACTGCGTCACTGAGGAAAAGCCCCTCAGGCCCTTCCTGCTGCAGATTGCGGTCGAGCATGAGCATCAGCCCACAGCAGACCACTCCAGACGGCAGATCCCGATACTCGCCTACCCCATCGCCAAGCGACGCCATGATCAACTCATCGGCGTCGTCGATCAGGTCGGCGAAGCTCATACCTTGCGGGTGAGCTTGATGCAGGTTCGGGGGCGGGTGCAGAGCTGCAGCGGGTTGGACTGCGCCTCGCCCTTCACGCCCTTGTCGAAGTCCATCCGCTCAAGCTTGGCGTAATACGGGACACCCTCGGTGTTCACCGTCTCCATGTAGTCCGCCGGCGCGAAAATGGTCTTGAACAGGTCGGGAGCGCCATCGGGTACGACCCAGGCCTCGTCGTCCCCCACGAACGGCACACCAGCGACCTTGCCGCGGTAGCGAATCCAGAGGACGCCGCCGAACTCGAAGGCGGCGCGACGATCCCCGCGCAGAGCAGCCGCGGCCTCACTGGCCAGGTAGGTGTCGCGCACCGACTCGGCGGCGATGAAGCTCTTCCAGAAGTTCTTGCCGACCCAGCCAATCGAGCCGGTGGAGGGCACCTCACCCAAGGCGTCTTCCTGCAGGTCCGTGACCTCGGTGAGTTGGGCGCTCACGTCCTGTTCGAAGTCGATCTCGACCTCGTTGCGTTCGATGTCGAACAGCTTGTACAGGTCGAGCAGCACGCCACCGCTCTTGTTGAGGATCTGCCCCTTGATGGCGCCGATACGGTGGTACTCGTGGGTCAGGTCCAGCTGCAGGCGGGCCTTCTCGATGCGCGCCGCCACGACGGCCTGAGCCGATTGCAACTCGGTGCGGGAGCCGAAGGCACGAATGCCCTGGATCTCGTCCGCGTAGATGGTGAACTCCTGCGGCAGGTGCACGCAGTTGACCGGCAGCTTCTCCCGCTTGCCGGCCAGCACGACCTGGCCACCCGAGCCGCGCGGCACCGCCTCGACCAGCTCCAGGGTGTCGCCATCCTTCTCGATCTGCTGGGTGATGGTGGAGCTGGAGGACTCGCTGAACAGGCCAGCGGCAGCGATCTGCCCGGGCACGCGGTGGTCGGCGTTGATCACTACCGCCAGGTTGGCGACGGAGAATGCATCGTCTTCAAAAATCGAAATCTCGGCCATTGTTGGCTCCTAGAAATGACGAGCCCCGCATCAGCGGGGCTCAGGGTGTCAGGGGGTGGGTGGGGGTCAGGGGCGAATCACGATGCCCAGGGCGAGCAGATCCGCACGGCCAGGTGCGTCCAGCCCCACCAGCAGGCGCTCGACCACCTCGGCATCGCGCACCACGGCAACGGCCTGTATGTCGTTGAGGCTGGCGTCAACCGGGGCGAAGAGGATGCCGCCTGCGGTGCGGCGCCCATCGTCGGTACCGGCGTCCTCGTAGCGCGTCCACTCGCCCTGCCCGGCCTTGACCGTGAGGCTGAAGCTGTCGCCCTTGGCGAAATCGGTGCTGCCATCGCCCAGGGTGAAGGACAGGCCACCGGTGGCGAACGCGGTGCCGACCTTGCCCTTGGCCAGGACATCACCGTCCGGGGTGCGCACCTCGAAGTCGCCGGCATTGGCGACGGCCTTGGTGATGGTCAGTACGTAGACCCCGGTGATGGCCTCGCTGGTGACCGCGGCGCCAGAGACCGTGCCGTTACCTAGGTTGCCCGCCGTGGCGGCGGCGCTGATGGTGTTGGAGCCGGTGATGCGCGCCAGCAAGGTGCCGGCGTCGAGGATGCCGGAGCCGGCGGTGATCACCACGCGGTCGCGGCTGCGGGTGCCGTTGGCTTCGGACAGGAGAAACTCGCCCGCGTGGGGGCGTTCTTTGATGACGGTCATTTGCGTGCTCCAGTGGCTTGGCCCTTGCGACGGGCCAGGATCTCGGCCGGGTTGAGGGCGGGGGTCTCGGGTTGGGTTTCCAGGGTTTCGAGCGGTGGCTGGTTGTGCAGCTCCACCTGGCCGCTGTTCGCGGCGAGCTTGTCGTACAGCAGCGCCTTGGCCGCGGTCTCGTCGGCTCCGCTGGCGAGCAGGCCGCCCAGCTCGCCGGGCAGCTTGGCCAAGTCGCAAAGCGCCTTGAGGGTCTTGCCACGCTGGATGGCGGCGCGGATCTCCGGCTCGCCCTTCAGGCCCGAGGCCCTCACCAGGGCGTCAGCGTGATCCAGCAGCCCGGCCGTTCGGCACTCGGCCAGCAAGGTGGCCGTCAGCGCAACCACCTGGGCGGGATCAGGCGACGGGGCATCCTGCGATGCAGGATCGTCCTTCGGCTCAGGGTCAGCGGGCGGGTCCTGATTCAGCAGCGCCCGTGCCTTCTCCGGCATATCGCGGAAGCGGTTGAGGATCTGCCCGCGCTGGGCGTTGCTCACCAGCGGCTGGGTGCCGGTCAGCACCTCGTCGACGAAGCCCGCCGCCTTCGCCTCTTCCGCCGTCATGTAAGTCTGGGCAGTGATCAGGCGGCGCAGCTCGATCTCGTCGATGGTCAGCGGCCGGTGCTGGTAGCTGGCGACGATGGCGTCGGTGGCCTTGTCCATCATGTCGGCGGTGCGGCGCAGCTCCTCGCTGTCACCGGCCATCCACGTCCAGGGGTTGTGGATCATCCACAGGGCGTTGTCCGCCATCTCGACCCGGTGGGCGCCGCTGGCGGCCACGCTGCCGGCGCTGAAGCAGGCCCCGACCACGCGGGCCGTGCAGCGCTCGCCCAGGCTGGCGAGCATGTTGTGCATGGCGATGCCGTCGAAGCAGTCGCCACCGATGGTGTCGAAGTACACCACCACGGGCGACACGCCATCGTCCTCGGCCTTGAGCGCGGCGATGAAGTCACCGGAGCTGAGGCCCCAGGTGCCGATCTCGCCGAACACGAAGACCTCGATGGTGCGCTTGGGGCCTTCGCCCAGGGCCTTGATGCTGTACCAGTGCTGTTCCTGCACCTCGACCTGGCCCGCGCGGTTCAGGATGCGGGGACGCACGGGCGCCCCCAGTCCCAGGCTGGCCAGCAGCATCGCCACGGCCAGCTGGTAGCTGAAGTAATTCATACCGGTTCCTCTTTTCGGGTCCCCGCCGGGGCGACGGGATCTGATGTGTACTGAAGGCCAAGATTCTTGGCCCGCTGCTGGTCCTGGGCGTTCTCTTCGTCCACCTGCTCGGCATCCATGCCGGTGCGCAGCACATGCTCCGTGCGGCTGGCCAAGCCGCCCTTGATCTCCAGAATCTTGCCCTGGGGGTCCTGAACGGGATGGATGTAGGCCCAGCCCTGCGGCACCCAGCGCGTGCGCTGGTACTCGCGGCGGCGCGAGGTGTAGTCGGGCAGGTCGATGGCGCCGGTCAGTACCGCGGTGTCGAGCCAGGCACGGCGCACCGGCCGACAGAGCTGGAAGACGTAGATGGCGTGTTGCTGCTGCTCGATGCGTCGCCGGAACTCATTGATCAGCACCCGCAGCACGCGGTCGCTGATGTCGCCCATATCGCCGGTCAGCAACTCGTAGGGCAGGTCCACACCGACGGCGGCGGCCTGCAGCTGCTGCCGCATGAAGTCGACGTAGGAGTTACCGGCGTCCGGCGGGTCGGAGAAGATGACCTCTTCGCCCTCCTCCAGCTCCTGCATGGTGCCGGGCTCCAGGGCCACCATCGATGCGCCGTCGCGATCACGCCGGGGCGCCTCGCCACTCAGCGGGTCGAGGTTCGGCCCCCCTTCGCTGGCCGCTCGCTTGATGAAGCCGGCGAACAGGTTGGCCACCTCCTGCCGGAAGAGCACCGCGTCGTCGTAGTTGTCCAGGGACTTCAGCCGCAGCAGCACCGGCGTGAGCCGGGGAATACCGCGCAGCTGACCGGCCTCCAGCGGCTCGAAGATGTGCAGCACCTCGCTGGCCGGCACCCGATACAGCGTGTTGTAACCGGCCTGGTTGGCCGATGGGTCACCCGGGTGAAAGCGGTACATCCAGTACGCAACACGCCGACCGACCTGATCGAACTCGATACCGGCGCGCACGAGGTTGCCCGCTCGCGTGCGGAAGTTCTTCTCGGTCGGCACAAACTCCGACGGCAGCAGCTGCAGCTGCAACGGCACCGCCAGGTCATCCTCGGCGCGGCGGTAGCGCAGGCGCACGAAGCACTCGCCGGCCGACTCAACCATATGCGCCACCATCGCCTGCTGCCCGTAGAAATCGGTCAGGGCGTCGGCATCGGACTCGTCCGTCCAGTCCTCCCACAGTTGGTGCAACTCGCCGCGGATCGCCGCGTCCTTGATCTTGGCCCGCGGCACGATGCCGGTACCGATCAGGCTGCTGACCCGCTTGGAGATCGCGCTGAAGGCGTAGGGGTCGTTCTTGATCGCCGCCCGGGAGCGCTTGCGCAAGGTCGGCAGCGCCGCCACCGACACGGCGTTGAAGGAGGCGTCGGGCGCGTCCCACCCGGCGGCACGGCGCCCGGTGCCGGCACCTTCGTAACTGGCCCGGATGCGCTTCGGCGTGAGCCGAGCGCGGGCCATCAGAGCACCCCCTTGCCGCGGTGGCTGAGGCGGATCTGCTTGCTGCGCGGCTGCGCGGCGCCCGCTTCGCGTGTGGCCTGCTCGATATACTCTTTTTCGAGCATGCGCAGGCTGGCCAGCTCGGCGCGTTCGAGCTTGCGCCCGTCCTTCTGCACGCTCTGGCCGAATTTCAGGATGTCCGATATGGACTGGCGCACCTCGGCAAGGCGCTGCGCTGCTGTGCTCATGGTCACCTCTGCGGCCGCGTCAGGTAGCTGCTTCGCGAGAAGCGGCGACCGAACGGGCTTGATGGCTGTGTGGGTTGGCGCGCGGCTGGCTGCTCGGTGCGCTCAGGCGCCGGGGCAGGCTGGGCCGGGCTTGAGGTCTGCTCGACCGGATCGGCGAACAGGCTGGACTGCGACACCGCCTGCTTGAGGCGGGCCCAGTCGTTGACGCTATAGCGGTTGAGGCCCAGGAAATGGGCCATGGACAGGTTGTAAACCAGCAGGTCGAGGCCTTCGTTGCGGTCCGCCTTGGGCTTCACGTACTCCGTGCGCTTGTGGCCCCGCACGTAGCGGGTGATCTTCCGCTCCGCGACGCACTGGTCGTAGAAGTCGTCGGCCAGGTCCCGCGAGAAGTGCAGCGCGCCGGGTCCATCCACCAGCGGATAGCGGTTGTAGATCCAGTCCTTGGCGGTGTCGGTGCCGATCATCCAAAGCTCGACGCCGCCCTTCTCCGTCTTGCCCTGCCAGGTCACGTCGACCTTCGAGGGGCGCTGCGCGATCACCGGGCGGCCCGGCTTGCTGTGCCCCTTCAGCGCGAAGACGTTGCGCCAGCGCCGCATGCGGGCGAACTGGTAGACCTCATCGGTATGGTGACCGCCGGAGTCGATGCCGACCGCCGCGATGCCCAGCTCGACACCCGAGGCGTGGCGGTAACGCTGCTTCAGCTTTTCGTCCAGCAGGTCCCAGGTGCGCTGCTCGGAGGGGTTGCCGACGATCACCTGGTGATCCACCACCCAGCGCTCCATGCCCTCGCCCCAGGCGATCACCAGCATCTCCAGGCGGTCGCCTTGGGTGTCGACGGCAACGGTAAGGATCAACCCACCGCGAGGCACGAAGCCCAGCGGGTAGTCCTCGGCGCGGGCCTTCAGCTCGCTGGCCTTGGTCATCTCCTGGGCGCTGTCCCAGACCCGAGCCAAGCGGGTGTTGTAGAACACCTGCATGGGTTCGAGGTCGCCGCGGTCCTGGGCGCGTTTGGCCTTCATGTACTGCTTGGCCATGCCGGCCCAACTGACCCAGCCCAGGGGCGCGTACAGCGCGTTCAGGTAGAAACCGACCGTCTCGCCATCGCCATCGGCATGGGCTCGCCACTCGCCGTTGGCGAGCATCCAGGCCTTGCTCGACTCCTCGATCTGCGCATTGCACTCGTCGTTGGCGCAGAGGTAGTCGACCCGCGAGGCGTCGTCGTTGTACTTGAGGTTCTCCCACTCCAGCACCTGCATGTGCCGGCAATGCGGGCACGGCACGTAGAAGTGGCGCTGGTCGCTCTGCTCGAACAGGTCGGCGATCTTCGACACGCCCTTGATGGTGGGCGAGCTGGAGTAATAGAACTTCGCGCGCCGCCCGAAGGTGGAGCCGCGAGCCTCGGCAATCTCGATGGGGTCGCCCTCGCCGTTGAGGTCGATCTCCCAGCGGTCGATCTCGTCGCCGTAGATGTACCGTGCGGCCAGCTCGGCCAGGTTGGCGGCGGAGCCTGCCGTGGTGCAGTACAGCGTGCCGCCCTCGAACTCCTTCGTGTCCATCGTGTTGCGGGCATCGCGTGAGCGTGCCTTCGCGACACGCCGCTTCAGCTCCGGCACCACGTCGATGTTCTTGCTGATCCGCGATGACACCCGCTTGGCCAGGCCCAGGCTGGGCAGCAGCGCCAGGATGTTGGCCGGCGCCTGGTGGATGCAGGCGCCGATCCAGTTCAGCCCGATCTGGGTCTTCATCAGCTGCGACGCCACCATGGTGACGACGCGCTTGGACGGGTGGGCCGGCGAAAGGCAGCGCATCGGCTCCCGTGCATACGGCGTGCGGTCGGTGCGGTACTTGCCGGGCTCGGCGGCACCGGCCTCGCGCGGGATGCGCTGGAACTCGTCGGCCCACTCATCGATCCAGAGATCGGGATCTGGGGTCAGGCCCCTGACGTATGCCGAGCGGTACGCGGCGGCACCGTCGGCATACGGTTGATACATGCTATGCGGCCTCCTCGGCCTGGTCGGCTGCCGCGCTCCGCGCGCTGACTTCACCGGCGGCCTCGGCCAGCGCGGCACGGAACAGCGCAGTCAGGCGCTGCTCCATCTCCCAGGCATCGTTGATGGCGATCAGCTCGCCGCTGACCTTCGCCGGCAAGCCCAGCAGCAGGTCGCGCACGGTGCGGGCGATGTCGAAGCCTTCGCGGTCGACCACCTCTCGCTCGACCAGATCACCGCGCCCCTTGCGGAACTCGTCCTCGGCCAGCAGAGCCAGGAAGTGCTCGCGGTGGGCGCGGGCCTTTTGGAAGTCGGGCTGCTTGGTACCGGACTGGGGCGGTGGCGCCGGCAAGGTTGCCGGAGCGGATGGCGTGACATACGCATGCACGCCCTTGTCGGCGCGGTCACGCTGGTGGCGCTCCGCGACACCGGCCTTGCTGGGGTCTGCGGTTTCGATCAACAGCGCGTCGGTGGCCCGCACATCGACACGACCAGCCTCGTCGAGGACCAGCCGGTCCTGTTTGGCCAGCTTCGAGATGTACGCCTTGGATACGCCGATGCGGGCGGCGTACTCCGATTTGGTGATGAACTCCATGGTGGGTGCTCCAGTTAACCGGCCATGGCGACCGAGTTAACCGGGTTAACCCAGTTAACTAAGCTCCAGGCCCTGCAGCTAACTCAGAAACGTGGCTCGAATTACCCTTGAGGAGCTGGACTCCCCAGGGGCCCCGGCGGGCTCAGCGCTTGCCGTAGCGCAGCTCTTTCGCGAGGGCTTCGGCGAACCTGATCGGCAGCCGGTCGGCGACGAAGTCGTCAGCCACCTCGAAGAACTTCAGCGCCTTCGAGTACGAGGGCGCTGACACGAAGGCGAGGATGATGCTCATGGCATCCCTGCCACGCCCGGTGCGCTCTGCAATACCGATTGGCTCGCCGCCTCGCTGCATGACGAAGTAGCGCCGGCCGTTGGCCTTGCGGGTACTGCGGCGACTGGCCGTTGAGTTGGCATCGTAGCCGACCTCGGTGAAGCCCCGGATACCCGACATGGCTTTGGTCACCTGGCCTCGGCTGATGTTGCCGTGCGCATCCAGCTTGGCACCTGCGCCCGGCACAACGTACCGGCCCTCAGGGAGAATCCCCTTCTCCCGCAGCTGCCGCTCCATGCGCTTCTGCAAACGCGGCCCGCCATATACCGACGGTGATACCCAGCGCGTGGCAGGCTGGGCCTTGAAGGACTGGTCCTTCATCCACACGCGAGCGACTGGACGCAGGACGCTGGCAGGGAACACCTCCAGGCTCGTGAGGGTGTATCGGGTCGGCCTGTCGAAGACCGACTCCATCTCTTGCACGAGGCGCGCCCGCAAGTCGTATGCGGTCTGGTTCATCGCCAGCACCGACGCTACTGGCAGATGGTGCCGCTCGATGTCCGTGAGGCGCTCCAGCTCCTGCTTGAGGCCCCTGGTCGATACCTGAAACATGGCCCTACTCCACTCGCCAGACCCGGGCCATATTGCCCCGGGCCCTGAACACGGCGAACGCGAAGATGGCCAACAGCACGACCAGGGGCCACGCACTGGCAGGCAGCACGAGCTGCCCCTTCAGGATCAGCAGAGCGCCAGAGCCGGCACTGCCCATAACCAGCCAGGCCATCAGCGAGATACCCAGCCGATGCCGCGCATCGCCGCGCTGGTAGGTGAACAGCCTTACGAACAGGACGACACACAGCCAGAAAGTCGTCTGCGAAAGAACCATCTGCATCAGGTGGTTATCCATCCTGGCCTCCTCGCTTGAAGCCTCCAGGGCCCGAGCGCCCCCGGTCCAGGGCCCACAGCGACAGCGTGATACACAGCAGGGCGCTCACGAACGCGCCGAGCCCGGTGTACTGGAACGGCCGGATGCCCATCACCACCAGCTCGCGCAGAGCGGGGGCGGCGATGTAACCCATGCCGAAGGAAATCACCAGGTACAGCAGGCGCTGCCAGGTTGGATACTCAGGGGTTCGGGTCGTGTAGATCAGCGCACCGAAGAGCGCGCCAACAGCGGCAGCGGCGTCAACGCCTGCCATCACACCCGCCAGTCCAACTCCGGCAGCACCGGCAACCACGGCGGAAGCGGTAGGCTCTCCCATCGATTGAACTCCAGGCCGGCTCAGAAAAGGGAAAGCCCCGCCGGGTTGGCGAGGCTTTCGAGGGTGCCGGGTCAGAGTCCGGCGGTGCACAGCACGTGCATGAGGTGCCGTCGATACCGGTCAGGCGGAAATCGATCAGCGTGGCGACTTTTTACCCCCCGACCGGAAAAACCGAAAGCCCCCAATTAACGGTTATTCCGACGGAAGCTGACGGGGGCGCTCCGGCGCCGACGGACGCCGAACAACCGACGAACGGTCGCGCTCCCGAAGCCGCTCGGCGCGCTTTCGGCCGGCCCTCTCCTCCTTCGCAATGCGCTTCACGTCCTCCAGATTCGCTGCCTGCCGCCGGCACAGTTCGGCCAGCACCCACTCGTGCAAGCTCTGCACCCAGTTGCGGTAGGTGCGGTCTGCCTTCGGGTCCATCTCCAGCAGCGCCATCTGCTGGGCCACCGTCCTCGGCACCGCGCCCAGATAGCGAAGTCGAGCGAGGCGTGCCAGCCGCTGCGCCACCTCATCACCCCGACCCAAGGCGCTGATGCACGCCTCCACTTCCCTGGCACGGTGATCAAGGTGGCTCCCGCCAACGGGAACGCGCGTCCCCGGCTCGCCACGAGGGGGCGCGCCCTTCCATTCGATGAGGGCGGCGAGGGGGCTGGCCCCTCCCCCCTCCAGAACGGGGCCGAGCTGGGCGCTGACCTGCTCTCCCCAATGCCGCATCAGCGTCTCTACGGCTTCAATCATCGTTCCACTCCGTCAAAATCGAATCTGACACGGATTTCCCTCTATCCAACACACATCCAACACACTTAAAACCCTTTAAAAACAATCAATTACTTAAAGTGTTTTAGGTGTGTCAGATGTGTTGGATGGTTTCCCGCGTAAGAAAAAAGAAAAAGGGTTAGCTCTGCTCGCCAACAGAAAATGCGTGCACGCACCCGCGCACGCGCGATTGATCCAACACACCTGACACACCACCCCCGCAGAGCCCGAACGGCGCGGGTTGAGCCTGTGTCATATCGCCTGAATCGATCCAAATCACATCCAACACATCCAACACACCCCGGCGCGTCATGCGGCCTCCTTCTTCAGGTGATCCCAGTTGTCCACCTTCCAGCCCGCCATGCGCGCAGACTTGCGCCACGCCTCGACAGCCAGGCCCAAGGCCTTGCTCTCCAAGGAAGGGGGCGGGGAAGGATCGACGGTGTTCACGGGGAAGTAGAACGTCGCGAAGGCACGCCGCTTGCCGTCATACCAGGGCACCCCCTGCTGCTTCGGGATCTTGGTGCCGATGAACTCCGCGAACTTCTTGTGGCTGAGCGTGTGCTCCTTGTTCCGGGTGCACCACTCGATGAACAGCGAGTACAGGTCGGTACTGACGCAGGTCTTGAACAGGTCGCCCAGGTAGCCGGCCTTCAGCTCGCCCAGGAAGGACTGCCAGCTGGTCTTCGACAGGTCCACCAGGCGCTGCCGCGCTGCCGTGTGCGGCGGCCGGGTGTGTGCATGGAAGTCGCCCACCTCGTACTGCAACAGATAGCCGTAGAAGGCCGGGATGCCGTCCCCCTGCATCTCGGCGATGACCCGGTCCAGCAGTTGGCCCTGAAGCGTCAGCTCGGGCCACACCACCAGTAGCCGGCGGTCGTCCTCGGCGATGGGCCAGGGGATGATCTCGTTCGAGAGGAATACCGCGTTCATGTAGTTGGCCTCTTCCCAGCCACTGATGAACTTCGACTCGATGCGCATCGTCTTGCCGGTGACCATGTGCTTGATCTTGCCGACTTGGTTGTACCGCTGGTCCCGCGACACCACCTCCTCGAACACGCCATAGAGCTTGTTCGACTGCCAGGCCGACCACTGCGACTCAAGCTGCGTCTGCCCAACCGTCGCCCCGTAGGCGCCGTAGATCTCGCGCACGATGTCCGACAACAACAGGCTCTTGCCCGAGCCCTCCATGGTCGAGTGCATCAGCACCGCGGTGGCCATCTTCGAGCCCACACGCTGCAGCGGCAGCGCCAACCAGCACATCAGCCAGTGCACCACCGCCTCATCGCCGTTGACGAGGAAGCGCACCATCTCAAGGATGGCCTCGCACTTCGTGAAGTCTTCGGTCGGCGTCATGGGCAGCCCCTCGAAGGTGTTGATGTACACCGACGGGTCCTTCCCCATCTTCGGGTCGAACACGAGGTGTTCCTGATCCACCACCCGCCGCTCATCGCTGTTCAGCCACAGCGTGTACATATCGCCCAGGGCGACCCGCAGCGCCGCCACCGGGATGCGCCTGCGCTTCTGCGCGTCCCAGATGTCCTGGGTGCCGTCGATGTACACATAGCGCTCGGTCGGGCTCATATCCCTCCCACCCGCCTTGCCCTTGCCGCGCTTGCCCTTAGAGTCCAGCTCCGCCTGCTCCACGAGCCGCTTTGCCATATCCGCCGCGATGGACATCTTCTCCTCGGTCTCGTACCAGGCCTTCGCCAACGGCTTCGTCACCAGGCTCTCGAAGGCGGCCTTGCGCATCAGCAAACGCTTCTGGCGGTCGTAGACCTTGGTCTCGCCCTCCACCAACGCATAGCGCTGCAGCAATCGCTTCAACGGGTCGCCCGATCCCCCCGCCCCCCCTTCAGGAGGAGCCGCCTCAGCCTCGGCCGCCTCCCCCGATGGGGCGCGGGGAAGGCTGTCATCCTGGCCGGGCTCGCCTTCGTTCTCGTCCACCGAAGGCAGATCGCCCAGGGGCGGTGGCTCAGACTGGCGCGGCGCGCTGCTGTGCTCGATGCCCAGGATGCGCGCCGCCACCTTCACCGCCGCGCCCTGGTCGCCGTTGTGCTCAAGGATGCAGAACACGTCGAAGGCATCGTTCTGGTGCCCGTTGGCCAGCGGGTCGGAGGCGTGGTGCGAGTACATCCGCCCCTCCTTCACCGTGATGCCCGGTAGGCCGGTCGAGCTGTGCGGGCAGAGGTACTTGCTGCCCTTGCGCTCGTAGCCGTGAGCCTCCAGCAGGTTCTCGACATCGTGCGCCTGGTTGAACTGCTCGATGACCGAAGCCCCACTCCCTACCGCCGCTGGCTTGCGCTTCGGCGCCGCTTTCTTCGCCGGTCTCTTCGGCTCAGGTCGCCAGGGGCAGCTAAGTTCCGCGTCGCGCTTGAAGGCATCCCAGTTCTGCCAGATCGCCAGCAGCTCCGGGGTCAGCTCGGGCAACTCATCGCCGGGTGGCGTGCGCCAGGTGTAGGGGTTCCCGGTCTCGGGATGGATCGAAGGCGGCAGCACGTCCTGCACCAGGCCTGCGCGCAGCTCCAACACCGTGAACCTCTTGAAAGGATCAGCCAGCGCCCTTGCCGCCGCCTCGGCCACCTTGTCCTTGGCCTTCTTCGCCGCGACGACACGCGCCGTGGCGGCCCTGAACAGGGAGCCGTCGGGGTCTTTCTCGTTGGGCCAGGTCAGCTTGTGGGCGGCCAGCTCCAGGCCGGCGGGCATGCGGAACAGGATGCGGAAGCGCGCCGGGTTGCCCACCACCGTGGGGAACACCAGCGCCATCGCATCCAGATCGAGGCCCAGCTCGTGGTACAGCACGTGCCGCGTCCACTGGACGTCATCCACGTCGAGCGAGCACACCCGGCCCGGGCCCAACACGGCGCCCATGTTGTGTTTCGGGTTCTTCAGCCAGAAGGCCTTTGCCTCCTCGGCATCGGTGAAATACCCGCCAGGCTGGTTCCAGGCGTCGCCCGTCGGCCCCTTCTTCCCCGGGGGAATCGGGACCAGGGCGAGGCCGTATTGCGTGATGTAGTGTGAAGCCCAGTCGGAAATCGGTGCAGCAGAGGCTGGGAGTTTTAACGGCATGCCAAGCGCTCCACCCGCCCTTGGCACTGCACGCAGAAGCGGCAGCCCGGTACCGCCAGCTGACGCGCCTTCGGGATGTCGTCGCCGCAACCGTCACACTCCTCGGCGCTCACGCCGGTGTAACGCACGCGGTTGTCGATGCGGTGCTGCAGCATTTCGGCCTGGTGGGCCTCAGCCAGTTCGAGGAAGCGCTCATCCATCGTGGCGGCCCTCCATAGCCTGGCGGGCACCGGCCATGATGCCAAGCACGGCGCGGATCACATCCATGCCGCGGGCCTCCAGCGCCAGGACCTCATCGCGGGTCCACACGTTGTCGGCGGCGCCATCGTGCATGCTGGTGACGAACTCGCCCGTCTCCTCCAGCAGGTGTCCGACCGCCTTCAGGGCGTCCTGGGTGGCAGGCACCGGCACCGGCTTGAACCAGGCGGCGCCTGCCGGGCGCACCAGGGCGTCCAGCAACACCGGGCTCGCGGTGAAGCGGACCACATCCTCCAACTCGTCGGGGTTTAGCCAGCGGCGCTCCTCGTTCACCTGCAGCTTCTTCTGCAGGGTGTCGTAGTCGCAGCACATTTCATGGGCGAGGGACGTAACGCCCCCCTTGAAGTCGCGCGCAGCCCGGTAGAGGGCCTGGCGAAGGGAAAGGACCGGACCGGTGTCCGGCAGTAAGTCGTGTCGACTCATAACCGTAAAAGCTCCTTTTACGGTGTAGCCAAAGGGCAAGGCGCGCCCTACCCTATGGCTACGACCGATGCATCGCTGTGTCGTCGTAACGCCTACCAAGGGGGTCAGAGCCCGAGGTAAGCACCCCGCCGGCGCGGGAGGTCAGAGTCCCGCGCCGGCATCTTTTAAGCAGCTGCCCGGCGACGCCCTACCAAGCGAATCTCGATAGGCTCATAGCCGCCACCAGCCTTCTTCCTCACACGGATCTCCCGATTAGAGTTGATCATTTGTGAGACGGCACTCTGGGTAACACCCAACAGCTTGGCCATCTCCGGCTGCTTCTTTCCCTGAGCAAAATCCACCAGGGGGACACCAAAATCATCTTCCATCCACGTTTCCTCGATGGGTCAGCGCCCTTGATATTAGTGACACTTCTTTTTCAGGGCAAGCAAAAAAGAAGTTTCACTCTTTGTGAAATATTAGCCCCCCTTATAAGTTCGTCAGCATGACAACTTCGAATGACATCCTGCGCGAGGAAGCTGAAAGGCTTTCCGCCATCTACAAGGCCAAGAAACTCGCCGATCCCAGCCTGAATCAGGACAAGATCGCCGATGCATGCGGGTGGTCATCACAAAGCGTGGTCAGCCAGTACATGCGGGGCAGAATCCCGCTCAACCTGGGAGCCCTTCTTAAGCTCGCTGCTGCTTTGAAAGTGTCCCCCGCTGAAATCAGCCCCCGCCTGGCGGCTGAGCTGGGTGCCGCCGCATCGCACGAGCTCACGCCCGTGACCACCCCCTCATACGAAATGCATTCGATTGAGGCGTGGGACGACGAGACACCGCTCGGACCGGATGAGGTTGAATTACCGTTTTTCAGCGAGGTCGAGCTATCAGCAGGGAGAGGCAGCGAAGTCATGCTGCAAACCAATGGAAGGAAGCTCCGCTTCGGCAAGCGGACACTGCAAAAGAAGAACATCTCCACAGAGTCCGCCGCCTGCGTAACCGTGACAGGAAATAGCATGGAACCTGTTCTGCCCGAAGGCAGCACAGTCGGTGTGGATACCTCGATGACCGCCATTCAGGACGGCCAGATGTATGCAATCGACCACGACGGCCAACTCCGCGTGAAGGTTCTTTACAAACTCCCTGCCGGCGGCATTCGCATGCGCAGTTACAACGTTGATGAATGGCCCGATGAGCGTTACGAGGGTCCTTACGTTGCCTCGCATATAAAGGTGATCGGCAAGGTGTTCTGGTACTCGGTACTGATCTGACCGACATCATCCCAGTGACGAAGGCCGCGCATGCGGCCTTTTTTGTTCGCGCACGAGAATTTATAAGTGATACTGTTGACTTTATAAATTAGTAGTACTAATTTTGAGCCCGTACCCATCTCTGACCCCTGGAGTACGGAATGAAAACGACACAGCGACGCACCGCCTGCCAGGTTCACGTGATCCCGGCTCGCTCCATCACCCCTGACGATGTCTTCAAGGCACGCCAAGCGGCTCAAGCCGCCGGATGCGAGTTCGTCAGAACCCCGCCCCGCTCCACCAGCCACCACGACCACGGTCCGTTCGGGGGTGACGCTGCATGAGCACCTACACCCTCACCCGCGCTTCGGTCTCGGCCCTGCGCATCCTGCTCGCCACCGGCGGCAGCGACAGGCTCAAGCTGCAACGGCCTGTCAGCGACCTGCACGCTGACATCGTCGTCACGCCCAACCGCGACAGCGTTGAAGCCATCGTGCACTTCGGCGACCACACCTACAGCGTGACGATGCCGGCAGGCGACTCCGCCAACCCCCACCACCTGGCCGACTTCATCGACGCCGCCGCCAACGGCAACGTCGAGAGTGCTGCGCCTACGGTTCGCCGGGCCGGACTGGGCCCCAGCGACATCCGGTACGCCCATCTCTCCCGAATCGACGAGCGAAGCATTCAGAACCTGTGCTGTTTTGGCGGCACCGCCACGCTCAGCACCGGCAGCCAAGTGACCACGCACGCCAGCCCCCGCAGCACGGCCATCACGGCGATTGTGGTGCACGGTAGCCGCAGCGAGATCTGCAGCGGCAGCCAGGCGGATGTACGCCGCCAGGTCGCCGAGCTGGTCGAGCAGCTCGCAGCTTGAGGGCCCGTCATGAACCGGACCATCAACCAGGCGGCCGAGCTGCTTCGCCAGCCGCCCCAGCAGTTCCGCAATCGCCTCAAGGCCCTGGGCGTGCTCACCAAGGACAGCAAGCTGGAGAGCCGCTACGAGGGCAGCGGCTACCTCTTCACCCGGACCAAGCACTACATGAACCGAGGCCTAGGCAGGGAGGTGCCTTACCACGTGGTGATGATCACCGAACGCGGTATCGCTTACCTCGCCGAGCGCCTGGACATCCCCTACAAGGAAGAAGCCGCATGAACCAGACCCGACACCAGCGAGCATCACAGCTCGCAGACGCCTACCGCCTGCTGATCGCCGCCACGCCGATCCAGACCCTGCCCTTCGTCACGCTGACCCGCGACGAGGAGCCGCTGCTGGCTGCCGTTGTGATCGACCAGGGCGGCGCGGTCATCGCCCGCGCCCTCGCCGGCACACCGGTTGAACTCAGAGCACGAATCAAGGCTCGGCTCCCGGTGGGGCGTGGGGAGGTCCGCCAATGAACACATCCGCAGCCTTCGACAACCTGCGCCGCACCCTTCGCCTGATCAGAACCGCAGACAGCATCGACCTGGCCTATTTCCACACAAACATCGCCCGCGGCGCCGCCAGCATGGCAATGGAACTTGAAGTGATCCGCCGGCCGGAGGGGCAGCGTTACCTCGACCTGGCGGTGAACGCCCGCGAGTACCGCCTCGACGAGCTGGCCGCAGAGCAACGAGCCAAGAGGAAAGCGCTCGCATGACCAACACCCTCCAAGACCTCTGGAAAGAGTGGGGCACCACTCACCTGACCATCGAGCAGGTGCGGCAGAAATACTTTCCGCACCTTCACACCGAGAAGGCCCTGCGCGCGCTGATCCGCAACGGGAAGGTCGGCCTGAAGACCCACAAGCTCACCGACTCCCGGCTCGAAAAGCCCGTCGTGCGCCTGCTGGATCTGGCTGACTTCCTCGACGCCCGCGCCAACAAGGCCGCCTGATCACAACAACCGGCCAACCGCCGGGAACAGCAGGGAGGACGCCGCCATGAAGTAGCACCACAGCCAGCAACTGCGCGACGTATGGAGGCATACACCGCCAGCGGGCCCGGAGACGGGCCCTTCTTTCAGCCCACGCCAGACTCTGACCGCTTCCTCTGGCGCCGGACAACTACCGAGGACACAGCAATGAACCCCATCGTACTTTTCGGCGCCACCGCGCTGGCGATGTTCGCCACGCTGGTCGGCGCATGGATTACCCGCAACGGCACCTTCTCCCGCGGCTATGACGCCGGCTACGACGACGCCCGCCGCGGCCACCGCGACCAACTCGCCGCCATGGCCAGCGAATGCGCAGAGCTGAAGGAGCGACTCACCAACACCATCGCCAAGGCCCGCCTCGACATGGACAGCGTGAGCCGTGACGCCGACGAACGCGTGGCCGCCTTCGCCCATCGCGCCAACCCCCTGACCCGCAGTGACGCCAGCGAGCTACAGAAGATCTCCGGCCAGCTCGCCAGCGCTGCCGACCTGGCCACCAAGTTCAACCTCGAGAACCGCGCCAAGTGGTTCACCGATGCCGCCGCCCTGGCGAAGGTCCTGGCCAGCAAGACCACTGCCGCTCTGGACGCCGCCGAGCGGCCCGCCCCAAGCCTCCCCGACACCACCCGCCTCGACTGGATTGAGCGCTACGCACACGTCTCCGGCGGCCTTGAAACCGTCGAGCTGTCGGTCGAAGTCGGCAGCGGCTACCCGGGTGCCGACACCGTGCGCGAGATCATCGACCACGCCCGCGACCGCCAGGTGCAGGCCGACCAGGGAGAAGCGGCATGACGTGGATCATCACCTCTACCGGCAAGCGCTTCGACCTGCTGGAACCCAAGGCGGCCATGGTCGACCTCGTCGACATCGGCCACTCCCTCGCCCAGCTGTGCCGTTTCACCGGCCACACCAGCACCCACTACAGCGTCGCGCAACACAGCTACATCGTCGCCGAGCTGGTCCCGCACGAGAACCGCCTGCAGGCGCTGCTGCACGACGCCACCGAGGCATACGTCGGCGACCTGGCTGGCCCGCTGAAGAAGATGCTGCCGGCCTATAGCGAGATCGAGCACAACGTCTGGCTCGCCATCTGCGAGCACTTCCACATCGACCCGGAACTACCGCCGTGCGTGAAGCAGGCCGATCTGGTGGCGCTGGCCACTGAGCGCCGGGACCTGATACGCCCTCACGCTGATCAATGGGAATGCCTGAAGGGCATCGAGCCCGCGCCGAAGCACATCCTCGTGTGGAGCGCGGCCGAAGCTCGGCGGAACTTCCACTACTCCCTGATGGAGCAGCTGAGCACCACGCATCGGAGGGCGCACGCATGAGCGTCCTGATCGTTGCTAATCACGCTCCCGGCCTGATGCTCGCCGAACAGCTTGTCGCCGGCGCTACCTCGAAGGACCAGGCAAGCGCCCTCCTCCAGGCAGCCTCCGACCATGCCCAGGCAATTCGCCTCGCCGAAGCGAGTTACTGTGCAGCTGGTTTCTGCGGTGATCCCTACGTGCATGACTGCGGAAGGGCGCACTGCCAGACCTCTGACAGCTTCGTCAGCCCGCAGTCCGCCCTCACTTGGCCTGTTTTCGATATCGACAATCACCTGGGCCCGAACGCTATCAACCTGGCGCTGCAGCCCTACCCGATCGAACTCCATTCTGCACTCTGCGCTGGCCATGCAGAGCCACTCAGCAAGCGCCAAGGCGGAAGGAGAAGCGAATGACCTCCTTCCGAAAGCACAACCTCGCCGAGGCCATCTACCAGGGGCAGCTTCCCCTCGATCTCCGCCAGTACCTGAATATCGACCTGTTCGCCGGCGGTGGCGGCGCCTCGACCGCCATCGAGCAGGCCACGGGCGAATGCGTGGACATCGCCATCAACCACGATGACGACGCCGTGAGTATGCACATCGTCAACCACCCCCAGGCCACCCACTACCGCGAGGACATCCGCAAGGTTGAACCACGGCATGCCACCCGTGGGCGCCCAGTCGGACGCTTGCATGCAAGCCCCGAGTGCACCCACCACAGCCAGGCCGCCGGCGGGCAGCCGCGCAGCAAGGAAAGCCGCTCGCTGTCGTGGATGGTGATCAAGTGGTGCGGGCAAACGCGCCCGCTGATGCTGACGATGGAGAACGTAATGCAGGTCCTGCAGTGGGGCCCATTGATCGCCAAGCGCTGCAAGGCAACCGGCCGTGTCCTCCGTCTCGACGGCAGCGTCGCCGCACCTGGTGAGCGCGTACCGGTACAAGAGCAGTACCTGATCCCCGATCCCAAGCGGAAGGGCCACACCTGGCGCCGGTTCCTGCACCTGCTCGCCGGCATGGGCTACAAAATTCATTTCGACACGCTGGTCGCGGCCGACTTCGGTGCCGCCACCACCCGGGCGCGCCTGTTCTTCATCGCCCGCCGCGATGGCGTAAAGCTCAACTGGCCGGAAGGGACCCACGCCAAGAACCCCGGGCCGGGCCAGCTGCCATGGGTGCCGATTGCGAACTGCATTGACTGGAGCCTGCCGTGCCCGAGCATCTTCCTCGATGCGGAGGAAGGCAAGGCCGCAGGCGTCCGTCGCCCGCTGAAGCCGAAGACCATGGCGCGCGTGCACAAGGGCATTCAGCGCTACCTGAAGGATCACCCTGACCCGTTCATCGTCAGCGTGAACCATGGCGGGCCGGAGTTCAGAGGCCAGTCGACCGACACGCCCGCCGCCACAATCACCGGCGGCCAGGGCTTCGCGCTCGCACAGCCCTACCTGGCGCCCTTCATCACCGAGCATGCCAACGCCAGCAACCAGCGCAACATGCCAGCGGACGAGCCCGGACGGACGATCTGCAGCGAGGTGAAGGGTGGACACTTCGCGGTGGTCACCAGCACCGTCGTCAGCGCCGGCGGCTGGGAGTATCCAGACAATCCGACCGTGGCCTACATCGCGCAGCAGAACGGCGGCCACAACGTGACCGTAGGGCGCCACCCTACCGAGCCGGCCACCACGCTGACAGCCGCCGGCAGCCAGCAAACCGTCGTCACCGCCAACCTGGTGACACTCCGCAATGGATGCGTAGGCCGAGATCTCCGCGAGGGCGCACCCGCGATCACCGCCGGCGGCGACGACCTGGCGCTGGTCGAGTACACGCTGACGCCGGAGCACGAGGCCGGGGCCCTGCGGGTCGCCGCCTTCCTGATGGGCTACTACGGTAGCGACAACACCTACGACGCCCGAGACCCGGCCGCGACCATCACCACCCGCGACCGCCTGGCGCTGGTCACTGTGACGATCCGAGGTAACCCCTACGTGATAGTGGACATCGGAATGCGAATGCTGACCCCGACCGAGCTGTACAACATCCAGGGCTTCCCGCCCGGCTACAAGATCACCCACGGCCACGACGGCCGGAAGTTCTCCAAGAAAGCCCAGGTGAAGATGTGCGGTAACTCCGTCTCGCCGAAGCCCTACCGTGCTTTGCTAGAGGTCAACCCGCTATTCCCCGAAGCCGAAATGCAGGAGGCAGCATGACCACTCACAACATCGTCAGCGTCTGCGGCTGCAAGGACTCAACCTCCACTCTACTGATGGCCATCTACCTGCTTTGCTGCGAGCTCGATGCAACTGTCAGCTCCCTTGATCACTCGCGAGCAACGCTCACCAAGATCACCCAATCCGCGGCCCGCGCGAAGCTCCAACTCTCGCAGTTTAATTTCAAGGTCCCGCATAGCTCCTACCAGATAGAAGTAGGCCTTAACCATCTCAGGGTCAGGCAAGCTGACAATGTGGATTGCGTTCAACTGGTCTATGTAAATACCAGTCACTTCACGCGCTTGATCGAAGCCAGCCCTCACGTCAAAGGCGACATGATGGGCCGTCAGCTTCTCAGCAACATCCTTACCTCCCTCGGCGATGAGCTGAATCGCTTGGAGAATCACAAGCTCCTTTTTTGCCTCCTTGGCATCGTCACGTCGATCCTTCTCCCAAGCAATCCAGACGGCAACAAGGATGGCGCCTATAGATCCGATCGCTTGTACCCAGCCCGCAGCCTCTTTTTTAGCGTCGAAAAAGTCCAAGACAGCGAAAGTGCCACCCCCCAACGCACCAATCGCGAGGAAAAACCAGATAACCCACAGCGAAGCAAGCCTCATGCTCACCGGTATGTTGACTCTAAACACCTTGTGCAGCCCCTGTCTCAGTTGAAATCGCCAATCGTGCCGGTATCTCAAAACCCGGTCCATGGGGGCAAGCCATGAGTCGCCGCAAGCCACACAACATGCGCGCCAGGCTCACCCGCTCTCATCGCCTCGACGTCCGCCACAGTCACGTCGCGGTGGTGAACATGGACCCCAGCGGAACCCAAGGCCTCGTGAACTGGAAGAACTGCCGAAGCATCACCCCTGGGCAACGGATCGCCGACGCGGTTTGCGACACTCCGCACCACTGGTGCATCTACCTGGCCGCACTCTGCATCGACCAGTTCGGGCAGCGCTACATCAAAGCTATCGAGGTGGAGCCGCAGGGCTATCACCTGGCGGCTCGCCTGACGGAGGTCATCGAGACCTACTACCGAGGCCTGCTGGACGAGTGCAATCCCCTGCACCTGGCTGGCTTCGTCTGGATCGCCAACCCTGGCGGCGAATCGATGACCGAGGAGCAGGCCGAGAAGATTATTGATGCAGTAGGCGCCTGGGGGCCTGCCAACCTCGAAGCAATCCTCAATGACCCGCAAGCGCCTTGGGCGCTCAGCCGTAGCGCGGCTTGAGGAGAACGACATGTTAGAAGCACTACCCAACCCAAGCATCGACGGGGCAGTGATCAGCGCCAACGTCAGTACGGGCTTCAGGCCGACCTGCACTGAAGGCAAACCGCTGCGCATGGCGCTGATCAACGAGGAAGGCAACGTGGTGGCTGCTGGTGAGGACGTAGCCTGGGCTGCCTGGCGCGTGTGCGTCGAGGTTCAGGAGAACTTCTGGCAGTGCAAGGGCCATCTGGTCGTACATAGCAGCCCTCCCGGCCGGCCCGAGCTGATGGACCTCATGAGGAACGCTGCAGCCTGACGCATCTTAGTGAAAACGAGTGGCGGAACGGGTCCAGGCCCCAGTACGCCGCTCGATACGCAGCCAGTGCACCTGGCCTGCCCGCGACTTCATAGCCATATCGATATACTTGCCTTTCGGGTCCGGCACCATGCCACGCATGTAGATTACCAGGCTCTCGAAGGTGTCCTGCACAAGCTGCCTGGCATGATTCCTGGCCTCCTCATCGCCTTGGGCGATCCGCCCAGTGAGCTCTGCCCACACCTCAGCATGAGCCGGCGACTTCTCTGAAGCCCGAGCCGCCAGGTCCACTTCAGCCTGCCGTTCAGCAGCACGCCTCGTAACCAGCTCGGCCTCCAGCTCACGGGCCTTGCGAACAAACGCGAGCGGCGCAGGGCCATCAGTGTCGGCGAGGAGCGCCTCGGTCACCCGGTCCAGCCGCTTTTTCACATCCTCGACCGCTAGCTGCGCATCCTTCAAAGCCCGTTGTAACCTGGCATTGTCCTCAGTCGGCTCAAGCAGCCGGTCTAGGTTCAACTGGTCGGAGCAGTAGGACAGCACCGCCCTCTCGACGGGGACGACGCTGCAGCTTCCTGCCTTGCAGCCTCCACTTGACGAGTATGAGCAGCAGTGCAGCCGTCGATGTCCCTCGGCGATAGTTCCATCCTTGCGAGCCCTGCTCATGAGATTCTGCGCCACCAGAGCTGTACCGCAGTATCCGCAGGTCGTGATACCGATCCCTGTAACAATGCCGCAGATTTCACCTTTGCCGCGGCGCTTTACCCGTCGTTGAACCTGTAGCTGTAGATCCTCCCACTCCTCGCCCGAGAGCAGGGACGGGTAATAGCCCTCAAGGAGGTAATCCTCGCCCTCGACTTCGATCCGCTTGGCGCCTCTCAGGGCTGGCTGCTGGACCAATCGGTAGATGTACTCATGATTGAAGGACCAGCCCCGCTCCTTGAGCAGCCTGATCGAGCGGGTGGCACCGATGCCCTGTTGGTACAGCTCCAATACAGCACGGATTCCCTCTACCCGTTCTGGGATCAGCTCCCAGGCCGAGCCATTCCAGCTCAGCCAATGCGGGTCTTTTCCGTTGCGGATCAACCCGCGGTAAGTTCCGGCCACCCAACCCTCACACAAGCGACGAATTGAGGCCTTCACTCGCTTGCTCTTGGTGTCCGATTCTTCATGCGCACGGATCATCACCAGCAGCGAGTAAACAAGGTTCATCGGCTCGGCCTTCAGGCCTGCACGGTTGTACTCACGCCCATCGCTGGCCGTTACGACGGTGATGCCGCCGTTGATGATCTGCGCCAACTGCGCCTGTGCGAGAAGCGGCTCGGCCCGGCTGAGGCGGTCGAGGCCCTCCACGACCAGCACGGAGCCAACCGGGATACGCCCCTGGTCAATCGCCTTGAGGAAAGCCCCCAAGGCCCCCTGCTTCACGTGCGCCTCGTGGTAAGCAGAGAGCCCCTCGTCCTTCAGCGACAGCGACTCGTCAAGAACCATGCCGTGCTTAGCCGCCCAATCAGCAGCGTACTTCTGCTGGCGGTCGGCACTACTACCCGACGACTGCCTGGGATCAGAGAAGCGGAGGTAACTGAATACCTTCGGCGCACTCAT